TGGGAGACATTGAGCTCACCGGAACCTATATCGGTGGCGCCGACTTCAACGAGGCTGAACTTCGAGCTTTTATGTCCATGGCACCAGACAATAATGACCCAGACTTCATGGAAGCACTTCGCCGTGCCGAGGCTCACATTGACGCCAAGGACTTCTTCTCGCAGAAGCCAGTCACCGACTTCCGTGATAGTGATTTGCATAGGCGTAGCGAAAGGAAGAAGCGACGTGTCCGTTAAGCCGAGTCAAGACCCACGTGAAATACGAATACGTGCGCTCATAGCGGCAGTTGAACTCTACACCGGATTAGAAGAAGGAAGATACTTAGTCTATGACAAGAAGGGTTATCGCTTTTACGAGCCAAGCAAGCAGCTCATGGCGGAACGTCGCAAGGCTTTGGACGCTATTCTCACTGATGTGCGCGGGCGGCACCATTGACCACTAAGCGCATCTATCAAGGCTACCGTCCTAACAGAGGTAATCCCCCTCCTACACGGCATCGTGATCGCTGCGAAGCAAAAGTTATTGTCATCGGTGAGCATGTTGTCAATTGGAGAAAGGAACGGTATGGAGATAATGAGGACTGGGATCGTTGCACACGACCAGCGACGGTAGTGATTGACGATCGATGCTTCTGTACCAGACATGGAGGAGAACTAGCACTCGCGAAACTACTAGGCGAAAAGGATCCGTTTCAATGAGTCTAACACCGCTACAAGAAGAACCAAAACTGCGGACGGTCACAAGTGTTGATCCGTTAGACCGAGCTGTGGAGGAACTGAATGTACGCCTATCCAAGATCGAGCATGGAGCCAAGATATCAGCTGGACCATGCACCGAATGTAAGTATTATCACTGCCTCAACCCCCTTGTCTCTATTGCGAGCGATTATGTCTGTGCAAACCCTCTTGTATCGCTACCTTCGTTTGATCCTACAGCCCACAAACCGACATTTAGTTGGATTCGCCTTGATAGCGCTCGTGCTCGCGGTCCTTGCGGGCCAGAGGGACGGCTCTATGAACCTCGCGAGCTCTATAGACGTGAGAGCTTTTGGGTCAGAGTCGTTATAGGTTTCTTCGTGCTAGTATTCTCTACTATTATCTATTCTTGCGTTACTGGACAGAGTTAACCACATGACTCGCATCTATTCGAAATTTTTTCTAGAAACGTCCCGGCGAGGGCGTCATTCTGAGGTAGCGCGTGATGGCTAAGGGTTGTGGATCTTGCCGACTCTGCTGCTCAGTAATGGGCGTCGATATGAGTCCTCACCCGGAACCTTTTAAGCCGGTCTACACACCCTGTCGTCATGAGTGTAAGAAGGGCTGCGGCATCTACGAAATACGCCCCGAAGCTTGCAAGGTCTTTGAATGCCTGTGGTTGGTGACCCAAGATTGGCCCGGAAAGCCGATGCGAAAAGAGCTTCGACCTGATCGCACAGGCGTCGTTATGGAGGTGAATACCCACTCAGCGATCATCGCTCATTGCCGGACAGGGAACGAATGGCAGAAAGAATCTATATTTTCGATCCTCATAAACTATGTCTCACAGGGTCTCAAAGTACTCGTTGGACACCATGAATCCTATGCTCTACTTAACCTAGATGGTACAACCGAACAGCTGCGTCGAATCGGTGTGGCACAAAACGGTGAGGTCATGTACGTCCTAGACCGTGAACTTAAAGCTGCGGAGGCGGCAAAATGAAGGTAATTTATGTCGGCGGACAGTGCAAATTCTGCTCTAGCTTTCCCCGTACTAATCACCATCGTGATAATCTCGTAGAACAACGAGCGTACACGGTTACACATCAGCAGAAGATAGCAACTCCGTGGGGACGAGGAGTCGGTTACCTACTTGCCGAGGTCGCTATAACGGAAGGATGGTACTGGTGCTCCTGTGCTTTCCGCGAAGTCAAGGGAGATGATGAAGCATGGCAACGCTTAATGGAAAAGAATACACCCAAGGTAAAGGAGCTAGAGCCGGTATGAGCGAGGGGAAGGTAGATACTAGACCGACAGTAGACCCGGCGACGATGGCTTACCCACCGAAGCCATTGGAGCTGGAAGAATTCTTGACAATTGATCACGCTGGCTCCGATGAGCATGTACTTCAGGTAATGCGAGATTACTTTCACGTCTTCGCAGGCCGCACCAAGGATCCTGAGAACGAGAACCAAGAGGTCTGCTGTGCCTGTGGAGAGAAATTCACAGGACTCATGGCGAACCTTGGTCTAGGTGTCGGTATTGAATGGGGTCTAGCGCATGGCGAGGGTCACTGTTCCTATTGCCACTGGCCGTACCGAGGTCATCATTTCGTTTATGATCCTGCTGACAAGGATGAAGAAGGTCGTAAGAAGGAGGGTACCGAACCTCTTATGACCATCCACAATTTCTTCCTCGCTTACATGCCTGAGAATGTAGGCGGCTGGACGCGTCCTCCACCGATGCGAGGTCTATGATGGCAGACGACTTCATGAAGCAGTACCAAGACGGAGGCTTTCGTCCTAAACCTGGGATCTATGCAACCTCGTTCATTATAATTGGCGAGCGCGGCTACCCGACTAGCTATCACGGTCTAGAAGAGATTACAGAAGAGGATGCCAAACGGCGCTTTAAGGCTGAGATGAAAACCATATGACGGAGGACGAACTTGACTCCCACAAGGATGACCGAGCTGAGTACTACGTCAAACTTAGAATCGGAACCATCCTGCGAGACGAGGACGGTAACGAGCAAATCTTCATCGGTTGGCGACAGAACACCTGTGGTCACGAGATGGTGTTCAGCCAGATCTATCGTAAGTGGGGAAAGGTTCGTCCTTGGGGAATGGGCGAACCTCAGCACTATCACGCCTCCATGCTCGGTACTCTTTGTAGGAAGTTTCCAGGACTTAGGAAATATGTCAGTGGATAAGTCTACGCTTGCAGCCTGAACGGCCACGCCCTACAATGGGTTGTAAGCAGGAGGTTTTCCCCATGAGCCAATATCGTTACTTCACCATCCCTGGAAGCAATAAGGCGCTGTGGGATCCCAAGATTCACGGCAAGGAAGTTGCTGAAGATTCGTTCGGACTACCGCCTTTTGATGAATGCACTGAAATTTGCTGGGAACCCGGTGTCTACCACTACACCTCAGGCTGCGGTGGTCAGGGCTATACCATCCACTGTCCGGAAGGACCTTCGGTAACACAGCCTCAACAGGAAGTGTTAAGAGGCTTCCACGCTTTCCTATCGGAGATTGACTTTGAGTAGTACACCCGATCTTATCGTCTCGGGAGGCTGGTCTATCCCCGGCCACAAGATTGACGAGCAAACTGAATGGGCCATAAGGAATCGTCATGCATCATGCTATCTTCAACCCATTGGCCTCAATGACAAGATCGTCATTTGCGTCGTGGATCTCTTTGATGAACGAAATCCAACGATGTCAGTTACAAACGATGCAGATTTTGTTGTCGCCACAGTTTACAAAGTTCATGGTGACCTACCCATTATCTATCGGGATACCGAGGGGCAGTGGGATGAGCTCCGCCATCGGTCGGGACATTTTGCTTGCTTCCGCGCTTTGGACACGGCAGACATGGATCAAGCAGTGCGAACCGTACTGGCACTTCATGAACAGGATGCAGGAGGGAAACCCCAATGAAAGTCGTAGTGCAGCCGGTCGCCCAGTACGGACCGAGGGGTGATAGAGACACTCAGAAGCATTTATACTATGACTACCGAATTCACCTCTGTAATGCGGAAGACCGGGTGTCCAAGCAAACTGTTGCTCACACCATCGGTGGCTTTGATCACTGGTGGACAACTCCACGCAACATGGACGATGTCCGCGCTGAGGCAATGAGTTTTGCAAGGAAACTATCTCGCCGAGTAAAGGCTGGCGGTGTGATAGTGCTAAAGGAGAAGCACTGATGTTCGGACGCAGGGAAAGAAAGACTCCATACCAGCGTGAACCAATCACAGACTTGGAAGACTTACGAGACGATTGCATCGCGCTGTTCATGAACAGTCACATCACTATGAAGGAAGTACATCATCGCGGTGGCCCAACTCCCGGCACAATCTCCAAGTGGCTCTACAAAGAAACTCGGTTTCCGAGGATGGATTCAATTCGTGCCTTCCTACAGGCACTGGAGTATGATCTCGTTCCGATGCCAAGGATTCAAGCGCAGAATTACCGAAGCAAGCACAGCTTCGGCACCGTCACCATGTTTGACCAGAAGAAGCGAGCCAAGCGATGATCCCCATGAAATTAACCGACGCCACCCGCTCCATGACCAAGCCTGAGAGCTGGGACCCTCGTCTTGGTGAGTGTGAAACGCTGGACATTCACGACAGTCGAAGTGAGACTGGTGCTCCCATGATGACTTCGGCATGGCAGTTTGAAGAGGGGGAGCTCGAGAAACTTACTGCTGGAGCTCCACTCTACCTTCGTATCTATGGCAACCAGCATCCTGTCGTGGCTTTATTCGCAGGCAACCCAGAGGATCTTGGCTGATGCATACGATCTATAAGTACGTACTCGGCTCTACATACACATCTGTTCCGGCAGGAGACATCCTTCGAGTAGAAGAACAGAACGGAATACCGTGCGCGTGGGTATTACATGATTTAGATATATATCTTAATGAGAGCATGACTCTCCAGATCTTCGCCACTGGGGAACAGTTTGATCTCCAGGACCTCAAGCATGTCGGGACGACTGTAGGCCCGGATTTCGTATTCCACGTCTTTAAGAGGCTTAACTAATGGCATGGTTCATGGATCCGGATGGCTGGCGCGATGAAAGTGACGAAGGACCAGTAGACTACCTCGCGACCTACATGAAGGGTCATGGTGAGCTACAGATCTGCCGATACAATTACGGTGAGAAATACCGCATCACCTTCAACGGTGAGGAGATTGCTCAGGCTGACAACATCGCCCAAGCGAAACAAGTAGCGCTGAATTACTATAATCGCTGGAAGCAGCAACTTATCGCTGAGTCCTACGGCGCAGGTGATATCAAGGTCGCCAAGTACACAGGTGAGTATCCCAACAAACCGATCAGTGTGTCTGATCTTAGAAGGCGAGTGCGATAATGTCGACTGAAACTCTCATGGCTGAAGCCTATGTTTTCGCAGCCGCCTATGCGGCCGAGCGGGCTATTTTATATCCTCATACGTCGGGTTCAGCTGCGGCGAGAGTGAACGCCATAGAAGCGACCAAGAAATTTCGAGAGAATTTTTGCCCCACCGTTCAAGGAGGACCCAGTGCAGAGACGACCTGAACTTACTCTAGAGCAGATAGATGCTCTGGAATTACCAGAGCTCCCAGTGCGGCGCGTGTCACGGGACTTCTACTACCCGTTCTTCAACGCAAGCTGGGATGAGGGCAAGATCTATGCTTATGAACTCGCTGCTCTACCACGGTGGACAAAGCAATTCTTTGAGACATGGATGTTCCGTGGCATAGATCACGGTGACAATGAGACTGTCGTCGTGAAGCACGGCTGGGAACAGAGCGGTAAGATCGTCTTACGCCCTAAGAAGGGTACCGTTCACCAGACTATGGAACGCATGGCTCCCTTGATGCACTACGCAGGCACCAGCAGTGAGCAGAAGTCGGCTACCATTCAGCTCCTTGCTTACCGATTGTTTGACCTCGTTGAAGAGGTTCAACCTAGACAGAGAGTTTGGTAATGAATCTTCGTAAATTCACTGAAGACTTCAGGGATGCCAGTGACATCGCAACCGCGATGATGAAACATCCTGAGAAAGCTCAGCTTGTTGTTCGCATGAAGGATGGCTCGGAATTCGTGCCAGCCAAGGTGAAAGTCAAGCGTGGCAAGATTATTATCTGCGAGGATGAGGATGGGTAAATTCGCCAACAGGTTAGAAGATCTCCATGGCGAGGACTACGTCCCGATAGGAGACTTCGCCCCGCGCATAAAGAGTCACAACCCTGACCACGGTCTCAGTGGCTTTGAAGCTATGGGTCATCCTGTACCTTTCTCGCGACAGGCCGAGGCCTACCGTCACATGATTGATATGGGTTGGGATCCTGCCACGCAGCGGGAGAAGATGCACTCTATGATCGGCAAGGCTTCGGACCTACTGTCTCGTGACGACTCCCATGAAGCCATGGAGTATCTGTATAGAGAGGGAGCTGATGTAACAGCGGTGTACCGACTGTTGGCCGTATTGCTTACCCCCGCCCCCACAAAAGAAGCATCTGGGAGCCCTTCAGAACAGTCTCAGAACACGGCGCGAGAGCGTTGGCGGTACAACCCCCGCACCGGGGCTAGGAGCATTGTATGAGCCTTGGAGACAAGCCGCCTGAGATCAAGTGGGTTGTTCTCTTTCGCAAAGATACTATTAGTGACTGGCAGATCTATCGTCATCATGTGAATGGTACACCCTTTCGTTTTAAGAACTTGGATACGGCTGGTCCTGAAGTAAGAAAACGCCGCCGTCAAGGTCAGCTTGCTAACGCTGTCCGTGAAGACCGAGTCAACATTTACGGAGTGAAACTATGCCCATAGATCCGACATGGTTTGAGATGTTTCTGTTCTGGTATGGTCAGCACTGGTTCCTCGGACTGCTTATTCTCATAGTTTTCTACGCGCTGGTCTATCATTTCATGAGGTTTATCTTTCTCATTATTGCTTTCCTGATGCGTCAACGCAATATCAAGCACCACGGTTGGCCTCCGACTCATTTAGATGCTGATGGTTCCTTCGAAAAAGATGAGTAAAAGGGAGTAATCAATAGTTGTCGCACGAGCATTTCCGGGCCATACTGTAGGTGTTATAAGGTGTCATAATAGGAGGGATATCCCCATGAGTATGGAAATTAGTGGTCCGCGCATCTACCAAGCCGTTGCAGTTCGCCAAGGACTGAAAGCTGTCAAGATCGGTTTGAAACTGAACACCGCTTACACCAAGACCAATCTTCTCAAGACTGCCAGCAAGTTTACCGAGCATGAATATGTCGTGCGTGGCACTGATGGTGTTGATCGTGCCATTGCAGAGATCAGTGTGTGGATTGACGATGCCCGCGCTATTCTGAATGAGGAGGCAACGAAAAGTGCCTGACCTCACAGAGATCTGGATTCAAGAATGCACAGGTGGGACAGTCACCGAGAATGTGCTGAGCTCCAAGGGTGATAAAGACTACCTTGTCTCTGTTCACCATGACCACTACCTTGACTCTTGCACCTGCCCCGGCTATGGCTTTCGCGGGAAGTGTAAGCACATCACTCAGCTTCGCGAGAAGCTCTGTAGCTGGAGTTCATTTGTCGGCCCTGAAGCGCAGACTCCCCAGCAAGAAATGGAAGCTGTCTGTCCGCGCTGCGGAAGGGAGACAGTATCTTCAAGGATGGGAGTATGAGACAGCCTCCGCGACAGCTGAATGCCAACTTGGATAGAGACAATCCAGATACAGCGAACGTCTACATCTTCCTGGATGGTGATCAAGTCAAGGAGTGTACGTCATACGACGTTGATGCTGGCTGGATTGAACAACTGGCTCATGATGACAAGGGTAAACCTCTCATCTGTGGAGACGAGTTCAAAATTCTCAGGAAGCATGGTGTCGTTCGAGTAGCCTGGATCAGACCGGAGAAAGTACATGAGAATCCCATCCTTCATCTTAAACCGACTTCAATCTTGGGCAGACCGAAAGATGGGGGAACGTGACCCTGATTTCTACATCGGGGGCAAGGAAGATCCCTATCTGCTTCGCTGGTGGGTGATCCCTCGCAACAAGTGGTTCAACATCTACTTGCATCGCACATTGAAGAGTGATCGCGATGAGGCTCTCCACGATCACCCATGGATAAACTGTTCTGTACTCGTGTATGGTCAGTATCATGAGATGACACCCAGAGGTGAGGGTCACGAGCTCAACACACTTAGCGAGGGACAGATGCGCTTTCGCTGGCCGACATCAGCGCACCGCTTGATCCTTGGACCAGAACCAAAGGTCGTGAGCATCTTTATCACTGGCCCTGTCGTGCGACATTGGGGATTCCACTGCCCGAATGGCTGGCGTCACTGGCATGACTTTGTCGGTTATCGTGATGCTCACACGAATGTCGTAGGGCGAGGCTGCGGTGAGATGAATACGCCACCGACACCCGGTGGACGAATCCCCATGTTCTCAAAGCTTCGCCCGAGTAGTGATGCTCGGCCCTCGTGACGACCATTCTACACTTGCGCCATGAATATTTCTGGCCTAGCCTTATAGGGTAGCAAAGGAGGCATATCCCCATGAAAGACCAGTGTAAAAATCCAGACTGCCCCATCCACGGAACCAGCCCAGACGCAGTACGCGACCGAGGGCTTCGCCAGCACATCATCACCAACGGTGAGTTGATGAGCGTCATCCGCATCATGGCAGCTAATGTCCACAGCAATGTTCTTGTGGAGGCCGGTGTCCGGGAAGGTTTCGTTGAGGAGCATATGCAAATGCAGATCCTCAAGGGCAACCATGATGATGACCCTGTTGTGCAAGGAATCATGCAGGGTTTCATCGTCATGCTGCGTGACCACTACCCCACTCAGCAGTACGTAGGACTCTGTGCCGCCGTGCCGGAGAGCGAGAATTGCATCAAGATGAAGACCGGCAAACACCCAGACGAGGTGCAGGATCTCCCGTTTCATGTGATTACTCTTGACGAGCTCATGGCGATGCTGGATCCCAAACGCCATCGGAGGCATTGATGTATAGTATGGTCGCCATCTGGCGAGACGAATCCAAGGAACCTATGGAGGGTCGTATCAGAGCCTATGAGTTCACAGGAGGCTTCTTCGTCTTGATCGCTGAGGATGGTCATACCTTGAGTATTCCAGGTGATATTTTGCAGACAGTCGAGCTCCGGGAACTAACGGCTGAAGATGAGAAGTCGGGCTATAAGCCGGATAACACATTCCGTGAAGGGGAGAACAGCCCTTGGTTCCCGGGGATGGGAGTACCATCAAAGTGAAGAAGCCCAAGCCTCGTACCCCTATCTATAAGCCCGGAGATCCTCGTATAGCACGGGATCTTCGGCGTGGAGCAGGTGTCGGCGTGGACCTCAGCAAACTCTCACCAGAAGAACGAGTTCGCTGGGAGGAACAGGTGCGCCAGCAGTTGATGGCTGACCCTGTTCGGGAAGCTACTGAATTAATGAAACCGCCTAACGAGCGCTTTCCACAGGAGGACGCAAGTGAGGATGAGTAATGGTATCAGATCTCCGGAAGAGGATGAGGCAAGAAGCCGTTGCCGTGCTCTTGCTAAGTCACTCGAAACTCGCATTGATAAGATTCAAAGATCGCACGTTCACATTAGTCCGTGTCCGACATGGTCTCAAGGTCTGGTTACTGCTTTCAATGGCTGGCAAGATCTACACCAACGAATGCGAACCTGTCTTCTCGACCCAGACCTCGTAACTGATGGTATCTATATTGAGGACGGGCCTACTGAGCAACTCGGCGCTCAGTTAGCTAAGAGCCTCGTGGATGAAAGGGTGGGACAATCCCCATGATCATCAACACAGAGTCGCAGCCTCACATCATGGATGCAGTTCATCTTATCCAGATGGATTCAGGGGACCACCTTGCTCTCCCGATACTTCAAGTGCCAGACCGGTGGAAGCCCTACCTGGAAAAGATTGATGAGGCTATCACTACCTTAAGTCGCAAGGAACGTGCTCCTGAGGAAGAGCCTCTTCCTCCACACGTCAAACCTAGCGAACTCTTAGACAGCGAGCTCTTCAGCTTCTGTAATGGTGACGATCTAGTAATGACGAAGATTGCTAATCGTAGCACAGAGCTTTTATTGACCCACGTATTCCTCGCTGACTATTTTGAAGGTTGGACTTATACTGATGAGACTGAGGCCAATAGCCCAGAGAATGTAGTCAGGCGGAAACGTATTGAGTACCTTGAAATGTTAGAGCGAGAAGGAAGACTACCGCACGAAGGCACTATGGAACTCTTGACTCTCAACCAGAATTTACGATAGGAGGAAACCCCATGCGTGAGAAAGAATGCTATTTCAGCATAGAAGACGGGAAGTTCACCCTGTGGGATGATCCCCAGCCGGGACGCACACCCTTGATGCTGCGTGAAGATGTAAAGGGTCGCATCACAGCTGAAGATCAAGGCGGCTGTGCTCATTTTCACATGACTGAGGGTGTTAGCGAGGATGGCTGTGGCCTAGCAGAACCCCCATTCGATCAATGCGTGGATTGTGGGGCCACATTCTACTAGGAGTTGCGTGATGGAGACTGTGCCCTATCATTTCCGTAGCTATAAGGATGGGACGTATTCGTTTACTGAACATGAGACAATGGAGTCAGCTACAAATTCGATAGATTTTTCTCGGATTCATGAGAATAACCTCGTGGAAAACCTTCTCGTATGGGGATCTCCAGGGCGAGAAGGATCTGGTTATATCACTGATGCTGACTATGAGTCTCCTGTTCCGGGGGGCTTTAAGACTGCTATATGGGTGATGACTGCTGCGGCTCTCCTCATAGGCGTGATGGTGGTACTTTCTATTTGGACAGGAAAGACTCCGTGAACTTTGAAGACTGCTCTGTCAATGATATTGAGAGATTACGTCCACGTATCAATCAACTAGCTATAGACTTTGCTAATCTTCAGGCCAAGCAGACAGAAGACCTAGATGTTCGGGACCAATCTATAGTGCTGAACGCTGCTTTGAATATGATACAACGTTCTTGCATGATAGCTACTAAGAAGAGCTTCAGTACTCGTTTCTATCGCGCCATTGTTCAAGCAATGAGCCTCACTAGGATGTTCGCCCTCGGGCGCATGGCTTCAGGTAAATAAGGTGGTCAATCTCCATTTCCCGAGTTATACTAGAGCATGGAACAGGGGTGGAGGGTGCCATGCCTGTGAACTTCATGTACTCATTTCCAATGAGCCATGAGCAAGCCGTGTTCATTCTCAAGGATGCCCCTTGGTCTCCTTCTGAGAAACGGTGGGTGAGTGAGAACTCTCTCCAAGCCCTGTATCACCCACTTGGTGATGAGATCGTGAAGTATTGGCGACTGAATGACAGAAGCTACCCTCTTCCTCGTCACTATATGAAACGATTCTCCCTTGGTGATCCTGGGGATATGAGTTGTCTGATTATCCTAGACTTCTTATGCTGGCTGAGGAAAGAAGAATTCAACCTCGCGGGTTATGTGGAAGAATTCAGGCGGCTGTGGTTTGCTAAAGGAATAGATCCTCTTACTCTTGAGAAGATACCGAGAAGAATATGAGCAACATATATCCTTCAGATGAATTGACCATACCTACACGGGAAGAAGAGCGTCCGGTGAGACACATGAATGGTGTGGTCTTCACTCACGATGCGTGGCACTGTCGTCCTCAACACCTGTGGCCGAAGGATTATAAGAACATTAAACCCGAATGGCAGGACTCTATTGAACGTTACTTAGCAGCGTTCGTGGAACCTGTTCGCACAGTGGCAGACGAAATAATTTGTTTCGTATGTGGATCACAGCTCACAGGTCACAGTGTCCTGCTCAAAGACTATCGTTATCAAGACAATCTTACCTTCTCACGAGAAGGTACATGGGAGGGTCGCTGTACTGGCTGTGGCTACCCTTGTCGCTTGAAGCATGATATCTTCATGCCGAATGGTGGTCCGCGTCTCGTTGGGCTGACCGGCTTCCCGCTCCTTTACCATCCAAGCGCGACTCAAAAGACCCAGTAGAATTTGCGTTGCGACTTAGCTGCTGCCATACTTACCTATGGCTGAGAAGTTCAACTATCCGCAGGATGTCATCTGGGTGACCAAGAGCGGGGCGATGATACGTCTCGGTGATATGACTGATGTTCATCTCATGAACACCCATAAGATGCTCCTACGTCAAGCCAAAGCCCATGATAGCGAAGCTGTAGCTGCAATGAGCTATGGTGGTAATCCAGATAGTATGGGTTCATACTATGCGGATCAAGCCATGAATGAATCTTTGGATCGTTCAATTGAATATACCCACAAGGCAGAGCCCTTCTGGGACGAACTTAAGAGGAGGTTCCCTGATGAAACAAATGTTCGTAGTTATGTCGAACGACTTTCCGGACGCAGTGTTCGACGACAAGGTAGTAGCCGACAAGTATTGCGAAAAGCGTATGGCCGAGCAAAAAAGTGAGCTCGTTCATCAATGGGAAACTCCGCGGATTTACTACCGCACCTACACCTTCACGCTGAATGAAGAAGGTACTCCAGTTCACCGTATAGGCTCCTGAGCTTGTAGCTGTTCGAGCCTGTTGCAGATCTAAGTCTTTAGCTACTTTCTCCCTCTAGGACAATCACTTAGTGAGTACCTAAAGATTTTTATCCTAGATAAAGACTTTAGAAATTACCTGCGCCATCTCCTTCTGGATCTTCTTTAGTTTGAGCTGGAGCTTTCTTCCCTTTAACTGGATTCAATGGTTCTTTTAGAAATTTTTCCCATTCAGCTACGGGCTTCTCCAGAAGAGATTTATCAGTCGTGTAAGTCTTCATGAGTCGCCCATCGATTATGATATCGTGCCCACGGAACATACCAGCCTTAAGAACAATGCTGTTGAATTGCGATGGGAGATGAGGGATTCGGCCATTGTTGGCACGGACTACTGAACGAATTCCTTCGGCTGTTACTACTGGTCTTATGAAGCAACCGATCTTATCTTCAATAGCCCACATTATGATGCCATAGAAATCTTTATAGTCACCGAGTTCAGATTTATCTACCCTGTTTTCAGACCGTTCACGATCTTTCTCCAGCATACGACGCTTATGGCTGGTAGTCGGTGCCCATCCGAGATCCCACGCTACAGGTGATTTGTAACGCATCAACCATGCGCCTATCCATTCAGGATTCTCTTCAAGCTCCTTGAACATAGCATTGTATTCTACTGGTAATAGCTTCTGTTCACAGTTGATAGCAAGAAGTCTACGATCACTGCCGTCAAGTCCAGAGGAATTTGCGAGGGCTAGAGGGAAGAGATCGTTAGAAGTGATATACCCATTAAGAAAATCACGTTGATGCTTCTGCTTGGATCCTTTGATGTTAATCAAACGAACACCTTGACTTCTGTCACGAAGAGTACTTATGTTGAACGGTCTGTAATTGTGATTCTTCTTGAGTTGCTCGTAGACTTCTGAGTTTGTCACACTCCTAGCTTCATTCAACTCGTAGAAAAGACACCCATCCAGCCAATCTTGATACTGCCCAAGATATTCTTGAACAGTTAAGTCTGTTACCCTCTTTCCACCATGAATAGCACCTATGACGCGTAAGAAATAAGACTTTCCTGTACCGTTTGTTTCACTGACGAGAACAGGAATCCAACTCTGCTTATCCATGGGCCGTGAGATGATTTGGCTGAAGTAGTAAGCCAGTGCATCACGAAGAAGGCGTCCTTCAGTTCCAGGGACAACTAGCCCATCCTCATTTATATCAGGCTCTACTACTTCACCTCCAGTGACTCTATCTAAATGAGCAATGAAGTGCTTTGCTTTCTCTGCTATTTCCTCATCGGAAATATCTAAGTCTCCAGCTATCTCCTTAGCCCGAGTGTAGGTGGGAATGGGAAACCACTCATTAAGAAGTACATTTCCTTGAGGAGTGGTGATGAAGGTATCAAATCCAGGGAGAAAATCAAGATCAAAGATGCTACGATTAGCTAAGTCTGCTAAGAATTTCTGGCTGGCTGTGCCTGTCTTATCTCTGTATCTTACATACTTACGATCAAAAGCTGCGGCAGAAACCACCCCTAAGCGATCTTCTAAATTATGAAATCGATCATCATTTAAGACAAATACCCACTGATTACAGATGTGTTCAAATGAGTCTACTGCTTGAGCTCGTTCAAGTTCTGTCTCAGGATTAAGGGCATCTTCTTCTTTATAGTCTGCGAGGTCCCAGCCTGGATTAAGTCCAGGGATATTTTCAACCCGAACAATCCTTATAGATTCTGGTTTGTTTTTGAATTCTTTAGCGCCGAAAGTAAGTTGGAGTTTCCGTGCAGCTTCTCGCCCCGGCGTATCATTATCTGGCCAGACAACTACATCACAGTCTTGCCAGAAAGGTTCATCTGGTAACCAGAGATCATCGGACCCCTTGACCCCGGCATAAGAGAGAACCTTCCAGCGATCACCGAATAGTTCCTGTGCTGCATCCTTAGCTGGTTCACCTTCAACGAATAACACACGAATGGTCGGGTCACCATTAGCCAGAGATTCAAGACCGTAGGGTGGTGATGTCTTCTTCGCCCAGCCTTTCTTGACCCACCCGCTGTGAGCACGATAGGTTAGGGTGTAGACTTCCTTGGTGGTATTCCGTGAGTCAACCCGATACTTGTAGCCTAGCAGGGAGCCGTCTAAATCTCGGATTGCCCAGTGACCTATAATAATTCCGCGATCTTTCCGTAGTGCATCAGCCTGAAGTACTACATCCCATGATTGCATATCCTCTGGTATCGGTAGAATAAGAGGATCGCCCTCAGTATCAACGAGAGATTTTTTAGCTTCTTTATTATCGAGAAATTTTTCGGCAATGAGGAATTGTAGAGCCTGAGCAGGCGAGCATTTCATTGTCGCACAGACAAACCCCACTAAGCCGTGGTGGGAATCGTTCTGTGCCCAGTCGCCCCAGTGTCCATTCTGAAGATTGAAGTCCCAGCTTGAGCCAGCACCACCATCAATAGAAGCAAGTTTGAAACGACCGCCGTCAACCCGTCCTTCGGGGCGCAGTCGCTGTAGAACCTCGGTAGTCTTCTTTTGGTTCTTAACGAAGTATTCGTTGATGGATGGAATATCTAACGAAGACTTCAGAAAATCGGCAAAAAGTCTCTCTGCCACTTTCTCCATGGGTCCGCCAATCTAATTTTCGCAGCTTGTCTACTATAGCACCGTGGCGTTTGGATTACAACCAGCTTGAACAAGTCAGAGCAAAATAAGAGTTGCACATAGAACGGCTAACTGCCATAGCAGGGTAGCACCTGCCAAGGTGCCATTTGAAAAACAACTAAGGAGGTTTTCCCGTGTACTCAATTGTTAAAGACATCCCGAAGCCAGTGGATCTTCCTGGGAAGTCACCAGGATCCAAGTACCCGCTGGCTGAGATGGCAGTGGGTGAAAGTTTCGTCGTACCTTACGAGGAAATGAAGAAGGAAGAGACGCCTGAGAAGTTCCGTAACAGGATCTATCAGTCGGCTCGTAACTACGCCCTTCGTGACCTCGAGTCTCAGAAGAAGACGAATGGTGCGGAAGCCACCAAGAAGGAATTCACTGCGGCGCTGATGCGGGCAGATGATGACACCGAAGCGAAGCGTTGGGCGGCGGGTGACGTCGTAGTCTGGAGGGACAAATGAATAATGAACGCCGTAAGGCGCTGATTGCCATTGCCGGAGACCTTTCCCTTATCAAGGGAGAGGTTGAGGCCTGCACTCAAGCTATGACCGATGAGGAGACTGCCGAAAAGGAAGAAGGCTGGAGCTCCTCAGTAGAAGACGCTCACGGAGCCTTGGAAGCATGTAAGGATGAGGAACAGGAATATCTTGACAATATGCCTGAGTCCTTCAAGAATGGCGATCGCGGTTCCAATGCTGAGACTGCTATCGCTGCGATGCAAGAGGGCATGGATGCTTTGGATGAACTCATGAACGTGGACGAGGTCGGTGAGTTCATTAAGATGGCTGAGGACAAGATTGACACAGCCATCGCACAAATTGAAGAGGCGCAAGCCTAAGACCGGGGGCTACCATGTACGGAATCGTCTGGAAATATTCTACCCGAACGGGAGAAATTCGTCGTCTAGTTTCTGCTCCAGAATCCTTAGATGGTGTAGAAACAGCTGATGTCGCCAAGAATGAAGGGAGGCAGATTCTAGCTGATGTGTCTCCTGAGCATAAGAAATACTTGAGTCCCCTCTCGGTGGTAGAGATTACCGAAAACATGGCTCTTGAACTTATGAATTGTCCCAAGGTGACTCTGCCTGCCTTTGATGGCGATGATGATCTTGAGTTCGTAGACGTCGGTACTGTAGGTTTCTGGGATAATCAATCCTGGTGGAACCGTTAAAAACTATTGTCAACTGAGTTGTCTCCTGCTAACCGTGAAGGTTCAGCGGGAGACGCTTAGTGACCCATGTACCAGAACATCTGACCCTAGATATCTGGGAAACAGAGACTGGTGCAGTCAACTGGTCACTACGCTGCCTGGATAAAGAGCGCCCAAACTGGCATCGTATTGAGAGTATGATTCTTGAGACTGTTGAAGGTCTTATAGATGCTCAAGATGGCAACCGCGTGGTTTTTCATATCATTGCTCAGCGTGAAGGTATGACTACTACGCGATGGGACACCCGATGGAAGTTCACTACCTTCGGTGAATTCCTCTGGGTGAGAGCTAATCTTTATCGTGCCCATTGGCATATTCTGGGGCGACAAGCTCTACCTAAATTCATGTTCATGTTCTGGGCTATAGAGTGGGTCTACCATCGACTCGCAGGCCATTTTAAGCAGTCTGAGAGTGTGCGAGCAGCCCCGGCTACCCCTATACCAGCCACCCCCACGAATACGTCCCTTGACCTATCTGAAGCCCTCCTAGGCCAGTCCCAGGCAAGTGGCGGCACCGTAATACCTTTTCGGCGCAATAAGGATAAGTCATGATAGGTGCGTTCTACAACGAGCATATGATTGCCAAGGCACAAGCTATCGTAGCTGAGGGGAGAAACATACCAGTCGTAGAGAGGGACGCTCACTGTCAACGGCGGTGCGGTCTCACCTTCGAATACCTGCGTAGAGTCGGTACAGACTTCAAGAAACCCAGCGCTCGTACGATCATGAACCTCGGCTACGAGGTGTATGTCAAGGACGTCGGTACTGGTGAATTCACCAAGCTAGAACTGGATGTGAAATGCGACTGGAATCCAGAGAACCCACGAATGAATCCGGTTTCTATGCCTGTCTTCGTGAACGTACCCTCTCCCGAATCTTCTACGAACGAATAGAACCAGCTGACGAATCTGGTTTCCCTGACATCTATTTTGTGATGCGGAATTCAATGATACCATGCGAAGGTACCATTGAATTAAAGTTCGCAGAAACTGAGCTACCGAACCTCAAGGCACTCTGCCGAGGTACCCAGAAAGCTGCTCTGCTGGATTATCATCAGGCTGGTGGGCGGAGACGTTTTGCGCTATGTTACAGTAAGGGTGATGTTTTCTTATGGGACACAAATGCCTACTTCAATGCTCTTCGAGTTGAGGGGCTTCTGGGGTTTAAGCGTATCTCATTAGCAGATCCATCATTCTGTCCGTGGCTTTGTCAGTGGTTAGGAAACTCATGAGTCGTAGGTTTGATGCAATGGCTTCGGCCAAGATCTTCTCGGGTAGGCCCGAAGAGGTACCAAAGAATCTAGCGCTGATCAAGTATCCAGCGTTAGTGTCGCTGAAATATGACGGTTGGCGAATGTTTGAGTATGATGGCGAGGTTCGCCTTCGTTCTCTCAAACCACCCAAGAATCTCAACACGCAGAAAGTCATGCGTGAACTCTTCAAGGCTTCTGCCAGCCTCGGTGTCAAAGGTCTAGATGGTGAGGCACTACCGGGTGATCCTTATCATCCCAATGCGATGCAAGCCTGTACCTCAGCTTTCAACGCGCACCACACAGTGACGTCCTTTGGTTTCTATGTTTTTGACTGCTACCAGTACGGAGACAAGCCTTTCCAGGAGCGCCTGAAGTATGCACACGATGCTGTGGAGCGACTTCAGGATATGGGCTTTGATTGGATACATCCAGTAGAGCATCACTTGGTACTGGATCAAGAGGAGCTCTTCATATATTACGACGACATCATCGCCAAGGGCGGTGAAGGAGTCATGGGTCGCCACCCGCTGTCGCCATATAAGTACGGTCGCTCTACTATGAAGGAGTCATGGTTGTGGGCACTCAAACCATACATGGATGACTACGCTGTCATCGTCGGCTTTGTGGAGATGCTTGAAAATCAGAATGAGCTTACCGTCAATGAGCGAGGCTATGCTGCTCGTGCGGGCTTCAAAGAGAATATGGTACCGAAGGGTACTCTAGGTAAGTTTATCTGTTGGTCACCTCGCTTTAAGGAATCTTTCGGTGTTGGTATGGGAGTGGGTCTTACCTTTGATCTCCGTGACACAGTCTGGGCTAACCGCGAAAAGTATTTAGGTCGGTTTATCAAGTATAAGTACCAAGAGATTGGTGTCAAAGAGCGTCCTCGCCAGCCGAAATTTATGGGACTACCACATGATAGCGAAATTCCTATTGCAGATCTCGCATTACTGAAAGCTCTGCGTACCGAAATTTTAGGAGAGAAACAATGGCTGTCCAGGTGAACACAGGGCCAAGTATCTTTACGGTCAAGTATCTGAATGAGAACCAGACAATAGGTTTCGCGAACATACCTGCTGCCGGGACAGGAGCTGCCAAGGAAGAGTTCATAAAGCAGTATCCTACCAAGCAGATCGTGACTATCTACAGGAAGAGTTGAGTGTACGAAATTCCTAACCTCGACCGAACCAGAAAAATTCACCGATTCTCAGGTCACACTGAGGAAGAACGCTTCTGGTTAAAGGTAGATATTCGGGGTGAAGATGAATGTTGGCCTTGGACTGGGGGATTAAACAGAGGTTACGGTTGGTTTAGAATCGGTGGTATGTACACTGGTCGTGGAGAACGAGCTCACCGATGGGTTCTTGAAAAGAAATTGGATCGCCCAATTAAGAAAGGCCATGAAGCCTTACACTCGTGCGACTTTAAGCCATGCTGTAATCCTAAGCATATTAGTGAGGGAACTCAACAGCAGAATCTTCAAGATATGAGAGACAGGGGAAGATCTAATAGCTGGGGTAGAGAAAATGCCAGTCTACGTTGATGCATCCTGTAATAACTTTCGTCGCATGATAATGTGTCATCTTATTGCAGATACTCCCGAAGAACTTCATGCTATGGCCGAGGCTATCGGCATGAAGCGTGAGTGGTACCAGCCTACTTCATTCCCTCACTACGATGTAGCTAAGGGTCGTCGTAAAGAAGCAGTCAAGCTGGGTGCGATTGAATGTAACCGGCGAGAATTCATGGAACATCTTAAACGAATAAGACATGGAGGAAAGTTTGCCAACACCGATATATGAGTATGCAGGATTCCGCTACACTATTGAACAACGCAAAGGTGATGACTGGCTGAAAGCCTATCCACTTCCAGGCCAGCATCCTGCGGCCAACAAGGATAAACATCGTCGTGCAGCCGTTGAAATGTTCAAGCAAGAAAACGGAGTCAAGTAATGCGGAGAATCTTTTTACTTGCGCTTGGACTTACTGTGGCGTATCCTGCAATGGCTGGGGAAATTACTCTCCGAAAAGAATGCAGTCGTGATCGTTGTGTCTACTACAAAGGATCTAAACGGGTGTTCTCAGTGGAGAATGAAGCTGATACCTCACGCGTCATCATACGGGATGCCAAGCGCCGTCCTGTGGCGAAGGTAGAAAGGGAACGCAATGGAACTATCAGAATTAAAAAGTCTGGTAGCCAACGGAAAGATCTTCTCAGTGATCTTTACGAAGAGGACTGATGGCACAACACGCAGAATGGTTTGTCGTACTGGAGTACGGAAAGACTGTTCTGGTGGTGGTCGAGCCTATGACCCGGAGAGCAAGGGTCTGCTTACCGTCTACGACTTCGAGAAAAAAGCCTACCGCATGATTCCTGCTGAGGGTGTGATCGAACTTACAGCCCGGAAGCAAACAATTAAGTTTCAATCACGTACTGGTTAGGTTGTCTCCGGAGCAATCCTGGCATATATAGGGTATGGGCCGTCCTCCGGCCCGCTCTTGCTGCTTGCCGCATCAAGGAAGTCCCGCTGATTTATTCGCACTAGATCAGCGGGGCTTCTTTGTCGGCATCGGCTAGATGGGCGGCCCACCTAAACCCCACGGACAGAGCAAATTATGGCTGTTTTGAGCCATTTTTAAGCGTCTTCGTGGGGTGCCGCATGGGCTGGGCTACGGCCAAGGTGCTCAGAAATTGTCCAGAATGGCGTCTTTTAGCCTCTATCTGGTGTGAGGAGTGTCCCACCTGTCGTGGAACTCATGATAACCGAGGTTATCGACATGATCAGTACCAAATTGGCCGGTCGTGGCGTGGGCTACGACCCGAATCATAGCCCACTTGACGACATCATGGGGGAGTCGCCATGCAATCCAGATGGCTAACTTCTCTTTCATTTCGCAGTGTCCTTTGGATCTTCCTCCAATGTTTCTACTACGACTTCTTCTGCGACTTCTTCTACTATTACCCCAGTTTCTATCTTGCCATCATCATTAGCTTCAAGTCGCTTCATCTCGTCAGCGATCTTAACGTGGTAGTTCCCATCTTCATAAGCGGGACCATTATATCCGTGAGCAAAGGGTCGGCAGTCGTCCGGCTTGGTACTCACCATACGGAGCTCTTCCTCCAAATAGCACATCTTGATATATCTGACAAAGAGATAGTAATGGTGGTATTCACTAATGACAGTGGAGTATGCGAATTCTAGTGCAGAGCAAAACTCCATGTTCGGGAACCAGAAACCCATCACCTGGAACTTGCCCCAGGATGCAGACTTAAAAGCACAGCGAAGATCATCGGCAATGGCGTGAGTTAGCTTCTCCCAAGAATCTTCATTATACCCTCCAGAATCAGGGTTAGACCAAGGCTCAACGTCGTACAGCCCGTAGGTGAAGTCGCTGAACTTGTGTCGTTCAAACAACATCTTGGGACGACCATTGCTATCATAGCCAGCACCCGCGCTCTCTACTCTGGAGACAGCTACGAGCTGATTATATGAGCAACCCAACCATGTTGCGAGAGAACGCATCTGCTCATCAGTGACAGCTTTCGCATCCAAGTTAGTGAAGACAGCCTTGACAGCATCACGAGTGGTTTGACCGCACTGTCCATCAACGGGAAGGTGCTGGCCCTTGGAATTCAGCCAAGTCTGGAAGTCTTCCATATACATTTCAAATTCCTTACTTAGCAACCTCCAACGGTTGAGCTGCTTCAACAATCTCGCAGGAACTTCCAAGGCAAGCGAACTCGCGAGTACCGATGACTGTGTCTTCTCCACGCTCATACATTCCGAGCTTGGTCCAGTCAACTGTAGTGGGCATCTCTTCCATGAAGATTTCGTACTGATCCTTAGTTATAGTTTCGTAAGGAAGCTGAGTGTAGGTACTACTCACCTCCATGTGAGGAAGGAAGCTAACACCTGCGAGCAAATCGAAATTTTTATAGACCCACCCACCTACTTCCGGCCACTCGTGTTCCTTGACACTCACTGTACAACTGACAGCGTGTTCGGACCAGTGAAGATTGTAGAGCTTTACCAGCTCAAGATGCTGGATGGCAGTGACTTGATCACGGGTAATGGTAGAGCTCCCCAGCTTGGTCGGGAAGCTGAAGACCGACATATCCTGAGGCTTGGTAGCATGAACTTCATTGGGAATACCAGAGTCCGACATGAACTGTGTGACAGGATCCTTGTTATCCTGCGAGATACGACGAATGTAGTAGGGAGCGTGCCCTTGGTGAATTCCCGAAGGGCTGAGCACTAACTGGCTTACCGTGCCACTCGGCTTGACTGTGGTAACTGCGAGGCTAGGGTTGACGCCAACCTCACTGGCGCAGATACGATTGGACTTAATGGCTGTCTGCTTCATGTGTTGGAGCTGGCTAGCAAGACGATCCATACCTTCATCGCCTCGCATCATCGGGTTATCATAGATGCCGGTCAGACTGACACCCAGAAGGCGTTCATCCTCGGCATTAAATGCCCAGTCTGGCTCCACAAAATTGAAGCGTGTTTGAGTTGACTGCCATGTGCCTAGGATAGATGCTAGGCGAATTTTCTCGCGGATTTCCTTGGGGGTATCGCGCTCACGAACAATAACCTCGCTGAGATTACATAGCCCACGAGGTCGCAGGATAATCTCACCGCAAGGATTGGTGCCGAATTCGTAGTTATGGCTGCGTCTTCCAAGACGTTGAATCTTTTCAACTGCACCGTAACGATTGAAAATACCTCGCTCACCACTGTTGGACTTATACAGTGCGAGCCATTCCTCCATGAATTGACCGACCTCAGGCTTCTCGGTATAGGCGACGCTGTTATTACAGAGTTCAAGGTGCGGTTTATCTCTGCGCCAGTCACCAGATTTGGCGTCGCGCATACGAAGATCGCTCAAGTTGCTCAAGCTTATCTCAGCACTGCGGCGGACACCACCAACCACGACAATTTCACCGATCTTGGTGCAGATCTCATGGACTTCCAGCGAGGTCAATTTGCGACCGGCTGCTGACCTAAAGGTGTGTACCGTAAAGTCACAAAGCTGTAGCAGGGGCGCGGGGCCGCTGGCCCGTCCTCCAAACGTCTTCAGACGTTCACCAGCACCTCGGACTAGGTGGGTGCGTACCACAGGTACCCGGCCCGCCCATAGATGCTCGATGAGCTCTAAATAGCCTTGCGCCCAACCCTGCTTAGAGTCCTGGACGATAATCTCATCTGCTGTGATGGTGAACTCGGTAGGGAGTTCAGGAAGCTTCTTGATAATTTGCCGCTCAACACTGAAGCCAACACCTGTCCCACACATGAGAACGTATAGGACTTCAGCAAATGCCTTGGGCTTGTCAATCGGTAGATAAGCACAGTTAAAGATGGAGATATTCTCTCGGCGGGCTGCTTCACCCGCCGTCATCATGGCTCGCATCGATGGCATGATTGCTAGATTAGAGACCGCATCCATAAGCTCGGAGCGAAGAGTACTGGGAACTTTGTATCGTTGATGTTCTTCCAACTCTGATTCAAAGTAGTCAAAGTATCGGGTGACAGTTTCGTCCCAGTTTTCCCTTCTTCCCTCGTTATCTAAGAATCTTGCGTAGCGGCTTTTGTGAATGAAATTCTGGTAGTCTGTTGGAAGCTGCTTGAGCAAGGCCATCAGTGGTCTCTCTTCTCTGGCATGGGGGCTGATCCAGGGCCAGCTACTTCACACAGCCCCATTCTCTAACCCTGTACCTTAGCCCATATTACCCTCGTAAGACAAGGGCTTAGGCACCTATGAGCGGGCGGGTAGACCGACGTACACCACGATCGGTGTACTGATTTATGAGCTGGGAGAAAGCATCTGGGATATCATCATGTGCCGCACCTGGAAAGGTGAGCATCTCTTCAAGAAAGCGTGGAACCCAGTCAGCATTTCGTGGTAACAGAACTCGCTTGGCTTCCAAAGCAGGAACCGCTAACTCAAAGCGAGTTTGTTTGTCACCTATTCTTTGAGGGGCAATAGCTATGATGTTTTGCCCTGAAGCAATCTTTAGCACCTGTATGAGCGAGGTCCCAGTACCCTTGCTCTCAATGAGTACCGCATGGGCTTCATGTATCGCGTTGAAATGAGGGACGTCTCGCATGAGAGTATGGAACTCTGCCTGCTTGCGGTACATTCCCTTGAGGTAGAACTTGCGATCCTTCATACCCAATGCCGCAGCTAGACCGACAGTATAGTCAGCTCGTTCACTCACGGTGCCAGCAGTATCCCATGATACGATGTTCATGTACTGCTGGTCGTCAGGAAGACGAGTGTAGTATTCAAACCATTCGCTCTTTACTTCACCAGTCTCGGCAGGCTTGGGTCGCTGCTGATATAGGGCTTCCCACTCATCAAGGATACCCTCACTAGTCATGCCGCCTTTGATGTCTGCCAATTTGGAGAGAGGATACATCTCAGGCCAAAGGGCTTCACCGTATTTCCTGCCTAATTCTATCTCCACTTGTGCGTTAGGATCTTCACACAGAGCAGGTAAACTGATGAGCTCATAATGCTCCACTTCGCCCTTGGCAGACTTCTTAAGGATCTCTCCTGTCAAGTCATCTTCATGCCAGCGGGTCGCAATAATAACAATCACACCGCCTGGGAGAAGGCGCGGCACCACGTCAACGAAGAACCATTCAGATATCTTCTTTCGCTCAGTAGCTGAATAGGCAACCAGCTTAGACTTGTAGGGATCGTCAATGAGGATAAGGTTAGCGCGACGTCCAACGACTGAGCCACCGACGCCTGTTGTGAAATAGGTGCCGCCCTCAGTAGTCTCCCATCGTGCAGCCGCCCGCTGGTCAGGAGCGATCTTGACACCCTCAAAGAGCTGAGTATAGAGAGGATTATTGACTAGGTTACGAACCTTGCGCCCCATATCCTCAGCGAATGGCTGAGTGTGTGAAGCCGCGATGATCTTATCTTTGGGGTGGTTACCGAGCCAGAAGGCAGGAAAGTTATGAGACGTATAGACAGACTTAGCGTGAGCAGGAGGGGCGGCAATGATGAGGCGTTTCTTGTGACCTCTGACAGCAGCGTCTAGAGCACGACATATAATCTCATGGTGAGGTGCCGGTATATGATCACCCTCTGTCACATAAGGAACAAAGTTCCCCATGTGAATCTTGGCTTCTTCTCTACGAAGGAGCTCTTGGAGGAGTGCCGCTTCATTCATACAAGATGGAGATTCACATCATCGGAGTCCTCATCTTCCTCCGGGGCTGGAAGTTCTTTCTGGGGAATGGTAGCACCGATAGCCTTAGCCAGACGACGACGTAGTTCCTCAGTTGTCAGGGTTGTTGGGTCAATAGCATCAGGATTATCACTGTCATCACCCAAAGGCTTAGGATCATAAAGACCAGCAGCCTTCCCAATTTGTATCTCAGATGCAAGAGCAACCTTCCAATTCTCATCATCCAATGCGGAATTACGAATCTCCTTTAGCTTCATCATATGATCATGAAGTGTGTAGTCACTCCTAAGCGATCGCTGAAACTCAACGATGAAACGTCGCACCAGAGGATGCATGAGTAGGTTGAGATCGAACGAGTCGATCTGTAACAGTTGAGCAATCCTGGGAGGATCTTTCTCGCCACGAATATAAGCAGAAGCTATATCTCGGGCTTGTTCCTCAGACAGGGTTGCTGACGAGAACGCGATAGAGTTCATATGTAGCCCTCGCATCAGCCATAGCATCGTGTGCGCCGGAAAATCCGCGCTGGTCAATTAGAATCGTATAGGCCTCCTGAAGAGAAGGCCACTTAAAAGTTCCAGGTCGCTTAGGATTAGGAAGCTTGCAATGCTGGACTGCTTCCTTCATCGTGCAGAAGCGTGGCTTCTTCAATGATTCACCCTTCCCACCCTCACGAAGAGTGGCAGTCATCATGATGCCAATATCAAAGTCAATGTTATGACCGACAAGAACATCTGCCTTGCGAGCGAAGCTATCCAAGAGCTGACAGGCACGAAGCCTGGAGATACCAACGCGAGCTGTCATTGCTCGATCAATCCGGTGAACCGCGTAGGCTGCTTCCGGAATTTCCGAGTCACTATGAACGAAGACATTTATGGCTGAGTAAACCTTGTCTTCATCACAGAGCATGGCGCAAAGTTGAACTACATCAGGCTGATGATCGGCACTTGCTGGTGCTCTATAATCATAGATCCCTGTAGTTTCAGTGTCAAATAGACAGGCTAGCATCGAATACTCACTTCCTAGTCTTTTAAGTCTAGAATGAGGTACCGTAGCTCCAATCTATTCAGTTGACAAGTGAAAAAATTACAAAGAAAAGGGGCCGTACCGAAGTACGACCCCTTCCCCTTTCATCCAGAACGAATTGCGTGGGGCGCACCCGTTCCGACTGGTCCCCTTTCGGGTTAAGTCTTACTGGACGAAGAGCCAGACGCCAACGAGCTGATTGCTCGCCGAGCTGGAGCCGGCGCCGAACGCGAAGTTGCTGTTCTGCGAACCAGCGAGACCCAGCGAAGCCGAGTTGCCCGTCTGGAGCGTTTCGCTCTGATGCACCGAAGTGCTGGACTGGTCATTGCCGTCCATGATCGAAACGGCCGAACCGCCCGAAGCCGCGAGGCTCTGCGAGGTCTGGGTCGTTGCACCAGCGATGAGGCTGGCAGACGAACCCTGCGAACCAGCAACAGCCGTCGAGCTGGACGAGCTGGAACCGGCGCCGATCGCGAGACCGAAGTCAACAGCCGCCGCCGGAGTGGCGAGGACCGTGGCAGCGAGCATACCGGCAAGTGCGAAGATCTTCTTCATATTCATACTCCCATTCATTTCCCCGGAAGTTGCTAGCAATAGGGTTTCCGGGGTCCCCCTATCTTTGAAACTTTGGAGCGCGGTATTTCTGCCGGGGGGCGAGCGATACCGCGCTCCGTGATGCGAGTTGTGGACGGGCTGACCAGAGGAGCCGTGACTCGCATCAGAAGGTTACTTACCTCGGAGGTTTAGAGGCAGCAACCTGTTCTGCTTGAACCGCGTTCTGGGCGGTGGCGTTATTCTGCGCCAATGCCCGATGCGCGGCTTCCGGCGTGATCTTGCCGTTACGCGCAATACGCGGATTCGGGGTTTCGCCTGGAGCGGGCTGCGCTACTCGGTTCTGAACCGAGCCCAATAGCAGAAGCTGATTGCAAGCGTCGGCCGTTGATTTCTCAACGTCGGGTCCGCTGGAATCGCTCGTGCAAATCGACCAGATCATCATGCTCATGAGTTTGCCGGACAGTTCCAACTGGCCCATGTTCGCCGCGTTGACTGCCGCCATGCCGAATTTCTCGGCGCGACGCAGTGACTGGCAGCTCTTGTCGAACTTCGTGCCAGCGCCGCCGACGGAGATGCCCAACGGAGCCGCGCTTACGCCGCCGCTGACTGAACCGCCGCAGTAGTCGCTGGAGAAGCTGCTGGAGCTCGTGAGAGGCACCGCATTATTCGTGCGAATTTCTGTGGTTTTTCGGTTCTTGGTGTTCCAGGTCTGGTTGACCGTCACACCCTGCTGATTGGCTTGGCTACTGTCAAGCGCCTGATCCTGCGACTGGCCCTGATTCTGCGACTGGCCCTGATCCTGGCCCTGATCCTGGCCCATTGACTGACCCTGTTGCTGGTCAGAATTTGAGCCTGAAATGCTTTCGCTGTTGGAGCCGGAGATCGCACCTGACGAGCTGTTGCTCGTATTGGTGTTTTCGCTGACGCCGATATTGCCAACCTGTGCGTTGACGTTATCGTTATTGGACTGCGCGCCCGAGACTGAACCCGAATTCGCTTCCGCTCCCGAACCGGACGTACTCGTGAGAGTATCCTGTGCGTAAACGGGCGTCGCACCGCAAAGCAGAAGTGCGACGAGCATAGTTCTTTTCATGCTGAAACCCCCTCCATACACGACAGCAGGATGCTGCCGATCAATAGGTTAGCAGTCCTGAGAGGGGTCTACCCTTGCCCTGACCCTGCCTACCTTTGTTTGTAGGCTGCAACAGTTCAAAGCGCAAGCACTAATTTTATCAGATATTAATCGCGGATAGGGATGATTTCAGGGGCGTAACGACGATTTGAACGCCAGCCAGAGGAGTGGTCACCTCCTGCGCCGGGGTATCGCTGACCCGACAAACCGTCTTACGCCACTCTCTGCGACCGCACAAAGAGGAAAGGGGCCGTACCGAAGTACGACCCCTTTGTGGTCCTGGGGAGGATCACTTACTTGAGGAATCCGCAGACCTGCGGCCCAAGGAATTGCTTGCAGAAGAACCAAGCTTCACTCGGTTTCGCTGCTGAAGCACTGGAGGCGAGAAAAGCGGTCGCTAGAACGAACCCTGCAATTTTCTTCATGGCAATTCCCCCAGAATAAGGCGGAGGGGTCGGGTGACTTATCAAGAATCAAGGGTAAACCCGAGGTCCTTGGAACTATTGAGTGATCGATTGAGTCCGGTCGTCCGAAGACAGTTAGAAACAGTCGCTCACCGCGTCACGCACATTGTTCGTCGAAAGCTACTTCGTTCACCAAGAGTACCGAAGTACCCAGGATCGGAAGAGGAAAACCGCTAGCCCGAGGGCTGGGGGTTGACCCGTTGCCTTGACCCTTCCTACCTATAGGTGTAGCTGGCGTTTGCTCATAGCGCAAGCGTTATTTTGTTCAAAAGCAAAATAATTACTCATGGCGGCCAAGCTCAGAATCGAACTGAGATCATCGGTTTTAGAGACCGGAGCATTACCATTATGCTGACAAGGCCAGCCACGAGTTAGGCCTCCAAACGAACTGGATCGGCCGGTACGATACGAAGACCAATAGCCCGACGTCGCCGTTCAGCAGCAGCGAGTTTGGCATTCCACCGAGCATTAAGCATAGCCTGAGCAGTCTCCTGGAGTCGCTCAAGATGCTTCTTGGAAAGAGCACCTAGATGCTCACAAGCGGTTTGATTATTCCCAGGATTGAGCTTGAACCAGAGCTCTTCCTGCCTCGCGTTCAGGCGCGGGAAGGTTGTGGTCTTACGATATTTCTTATGGTGGCGGATGATCATGCTCAGGTGGCGATAGATCTCTTTCCATCCCTTGACCCAAGCGAGATATTTCTGGCGACCATCCATTCCTTTGAGCTGGTCATGCTCAGTATGACCAACAACTTCAACGTGTTTCGCACTCGGGCAGCCGAGATCAAGGCTGGCGATATAGTTGCGAGTAAGTTTGTGGAATTGTTCCAGCTGAGTGTCCGAGTACTGCACGGACTCAAAGTTAAAACTGGTTAGATAAGGACGATTAATAGCGGTCATTGGTTTGCTCCCAGACTAGAATTGGCTTTTGTCTGGGAGCTCTGGCGGAGCGCGAATCTGCTAGGTCATTGGCCTTCTCCTTAAGGGTCTTATCCTTAAGCGTCAACTGTACCGCAGGACTGTTCATAATGCAAGCCCCATTATAAGTCATGTTCCCAGCCTAACTCTTGGTAGAATAGTATTCGTGTTCCAGGATCATGTAGGTTGTAGATCTTAATTTTCTTGTCTTCAGCGATGCGGAGAGCTTGACCTGTACCACCAATCGCTTTACCATTGCTAGTCCAGCAGACTACGAATTTAGAAGGGGTTGCACAATCACGCCCTAGAATCTGCATTGTGTTACGAGTGTGCAGCTTTTTCGCACCTTCGGAACAAGCCAACCAATTCGGATGATATTTCTCAGCGATGCTTCTGGCTACGCCAAGTTCCGTCGGGGTGAGATGAAGAAGATCGGGCTTGCCGTTGAAGCGATTCCACGGGAGAAAGATCTCCATGGTCGCCATCACTGGAGTCCCCTGTTCGAATGCTTCGTCAGCTCCCGGTGCGCCACCTGATCGGAGAACATAGCCCCGGTCGTACAGCATACGAGCAATCCCCCGCATCAAGTGACAGATATTGTCGGGAGTCTCCTTTGAACCGATGCCAGCGTAAGCGACATAGTCCTTGACCTTGGGAAATGGCTGAATAGGATATGGGGGACGAGGACTCATCTGACAAGATCACAGTGCTGTTGGGCGCGGGTCAATCCTGTATAGAGCCATCGGTCGTGTCCGTCTCCCGGCCAGTCGTCGCACACGATTGTTCGGGGCCATTCGGATCCCTGGGATTGATGACAGGTAATGGCGTATCCCCACCAGAATTTTCCGAATTGATCGTCGAGGAAATCGGTGAAACTTCTACCCCCGAGGCCTTTGATCCATACATCAACCGGCTCAATAACCCGACCGTACGGATCAATGATGGAGAGTCGTGCAACAGTACCATTACGAATCACCTCACTACTACGAACAGTATAGATCTCACCATTCATTATTCCTCGCTTCTTGTCGTTATAGACAGAAACGACTTTTTCACCCGGCTGAGGGTGGGCGGTGGTATGTCCCATTTTCGCTCGGACAAAGCGGCAAAGGCGCTCGCGAGTTTTGTGAGTTCCACAGATAATTTGATCTGTGCTTGTCCAAGCTGCGTCAGGGAGTGAATTGCGGTGGTGAATGCTGACGCTTTCATTTGCGGAAATTTCTTCTCCATTGCGTAGCCTTTCACCTGCAAGAGGAATTCCGGCACCAATACCTTTCTGGCGTTCAATCTTGGTCAGCACCGATTGAGGCGACAGGTTATGCCAATAGGGCTTCGCCTTGACGGGTGGTAGCTGAAATGGGTCCCCAACTAGAATCGTCGGGATACCGAAGGAGATAATGTCCTTACCATGAGTCTCATTGACCATGGAAGACTCGTCTATCATAAAGAGGCTGTACTTGGCGATGACTTCCAGCGGCTCTTTCTTACGCACTGGAAGATCCTCAGACATAAGATCAATGATAGCTTGCTTGTGCAGTGCGATCTTTTCCTTGCGGATGGTGACGAAGATCTCCTGCCTAGCATTGGGATCGGTAGGCAATTCCAAACCTTCAAACTTGAGGATAGTCTCACCACGTTGAGCACAGAATTCCTTGAATTCGGCTTCGTCAAAAGCGAGACCATCTTCTGCTAGTAGAGCACGGTACTCCATTTGGAGATCCTGCCCTGACTGAGTGATAAGAGCCTCACTGAGCTCGTTAAAACTGACAGCCTCATCCCACATGCGAAGTCGTTCACGCTGGAAATTGATTTCTTCCGACAGTGTGAGGTAGATTAACTTGTGAACTGTTTGCGTGAACAGACCCGTCTTGTTTGCGAGAACCTTAGCAGCACGATTAGTAGGGGCTGCTAATGCTACGCGCGAGAGAGCCACGCGAAGTCGGTTAAGTAGAATGCGAATGAGGGTAGTCTTACCTGTTCCGGCATAGCCCTGAAGGATGTACGGCTTGGAGTGGTCGCCTGATAAGAACCAACGTACGATGTCATCCACCGCAGCTTTCTGTTGGTCATTCAGGTCTTCATAAGTGAGTTCAATCGTCAAGGTCCATCCCCATTCTTCTACGCGACCAGAAGTTTTCTTCCTGCCTACGTTGTGCTGTGACAACACGGCCGAACTCTTTTAGTTGCGGCTTCACTAGCGTAGTATGATCTCCCTTAACCCCTAGCTGAAGCGGCCACTTGAGAACACCCTTCAAATGCCACACCAAATCTTTTTCAGTAACGTGTTGAGGGACGCTACATTCAACTACTGCCCTGATAATTTTATGCCGGGTCTGCCTCGACATCGGGGGAAGCCTCCTTGTATGGTGAAACCCACAACGGGAAATTCTTAAGCATACTAGCAAAGCCAAACTCTTCTAGCAAACTCTTTACCCTCCACTCGTCAAAGTTGCCGAAGTGAATGTCCAACCCGTCAATAGATCTTATGTCACGAAGATCTATAAGCTGGCGATTGCGAAGATAGAGTGGGTCACCTGCAAAGAAATCGTCTAAGATTTTCTGCTTATTCGGACTGATTCGTACTCCCATGAGATAAGCCTTCAGTGTCCCTGGACCGATGCCGTCAATACCATCAATCCGATCTACCCCATCGCCCATCGCGCAGAGAGCTTTGACAAACTCTTCAGGATTGCCATATCCGGTGAGTTCAGCAAAGTTTTCAGCCTTGATCTCTTTCTTCTCAGCCTTCCGACCCTCAAGCCGAACCTTCTGGTACAGTGAGATTCCTGGACGCACAAGTTGAATCCAGTCTTTGTCATTGCTGACTAAGACGGCAGACTCCAGCGTGTTAGCGAGCATAGCCCCGATGTCATCAGCTTCATAGCCCGGAGCCTTGAGTTGGTCAATACCAGCGAAGTGGAGGAACGTACAGACATCAGCATGATACTTGCGTAGAGTATCATTCATCTTGTGAGGGCGATCAGCTTTGTAACCGGGATGAATCGCTAGGCGCTTGTCATAGCCCATGTCCCAGCAGACAAAGATACCTTTCGGCTTGAACTTCTTGACAGCAGACGTGAGCTGAACCACGAAGCTGTAGGTGTAACCATTGGTCAGCATCGCGGCTGGCCCTGCGACAGTATGGAAGACAGACATGCCATCTACGATCATTGCTGGGCGGCTCATTGTCCTGTACTCCCGAATCCACCAGTGCCACGATCACTATCTTCAAGCTCGGCAGATTCTGTCCAGCTAGCCCTATAGGTCGGCCGAAAGACTACCTGTGCGATCTTGGTTCCCTTGAGAATACGCTGCTCTGCATAAGGAGAGACATTGCGTAGAATAACCTTCCACTCACCACGATAGTCAGGATCAATCACCCCGGTAAGAACGACAAGACCATTAGTTGCAAAGCCTGATCGAGACTCAATACGCCCATGAATCTGTATGGGCATCTCAGTAGCGAAACCAAGAGGAATCAGTAAGGTCTGTTGGCGACCGATTACAAAATCCTCAACGCAGAAGAGATCATAACCAGCCGAGTGAGGTGAACCTTGCTTGGGGACGATCGCTGCTGGATGCAGAAGCTTAATCTTTAAGTTAGCACAAGGCATCATCTCTTCAGGGGAAGGCATCCTAAGTGTAGTATCTTCATAAGTGAAAGTACCCGTAACACTCAGATCTGGGTCGTTGATGAAATCGGTCGGCTTCTCAGGTTCTTCTGGCATCACAACTTCCCTTCCAAGAATTTCTGGTAATTTTCTGCGCCTAGCTTCTCCATGGAAGCCTGTCCCCAATTATGTCCGCTGCCCACATCAACTACAACAGGAATAGTGAGTTCCATCGCATGTTCCATGATGTGCTTCACTTCAGCTACAATCTTCGGGTCACCTGCACTGATATCAATCTCATCGTGAACTGTTCCGTGTGGTAGAATTCCAGCCCTATACATATCGCGCATAGCTAGCTTGGTCATATCAGCGGCGCTACCTTGGATAAGACGGTTCAATGATTTGTTCAGGAATTTCCAGCCCCGCCCATCTTCTTCCTTGTGGAATCTGAATCGCCTACCCATTGGTGTCCTAATATGACCCTTCTGCTTTACAGCATTCTGGGCCTTCTTCGCAAGCTGGCGGATGAACGGTGCAGCTTCATCAAAAATGTCCATAAGCTCTTGGGCTTCTGGCCCTGCTTTGAGATACTTAAACTCAAAGTCCTCACCGTTCACAATCTTCTTGAAGGATGCTTGGGTGTATGGAAGTCCTAAGGATAGGGCTAGCTTACCGCCTCCCATCCCGTAAGCAACGCCGAGGTTAATAGTCTTCGCTGACTTACGCTTCTTAGGATCTTTCCACTCTTCTAGTTTCTGCGCCACCATCTTGCGAGTTTCGTCATGTAAGTCGGTGTTAGGATCTTCCCTGAACCGTTCAGCCATCTGGGCAGCTTTCCAGCAGCCTGTGACCTCTGCGAAATGAACTGTCAGGCGAGGTTCCTGGGACGAATAGTCCATCACATGAAAGGCTTCACCCTCTTCAGGTAGAATCAACTGGCGAACCATGTAACCTAGTTCGGGATCCTTCTCCGGTGAAGGCATCTGCTGAAAGTTCGGCTGGCTGGAACTAAACCTGCCAGACAACGCACCACGAACACCAGCCTTGAGTTCCTTTCCTAGGACGCCGCCTGCGCCGCCTTCATCGTCACGCTTGAGAGGGTTGAAGTTCGGATAGATACGACCGTTCTCTTGGAGATTAAGGAGGGCGTTCTCAAGGAATGTACTGCGAATATTATTTGTTTTACGTCCACGAAGAATAGCATCAGCGACAGGATGCCCAAGACCACGAAGCCAATCAGCAGTGATGGACGGTTGTTCTGTTTTCTCCGTGAGTCCATACTTAATTCCTAGCTTGTCAAAGACCTTGGAAAGCTCGGCAGCATTGTCCCAGCTACCAACAGTGATACCTGTCTTATCCTTAATGAATAAGCGGGCCTTGCTCTCTTCTAGAACTAGACCCGCCTGTTCTTTTTCGCATTGGGCAACATCGACCCTTACTCCTCTGAGCCGCATGTCTATCAACATGGGAATAAGATCACACTCAAGTTGGTAGACTTCGCCTAGGTTCTCTTCCTCAATCATGGGATTGTATAGATCCCAGAGCTCTCTGGTAAGCGCCACGTCCTCCCGGGCATAGACTCCAACGATGTCTGGATGCACCCGCATGAGATGCATCTTAATGTTATCGCTCTTCGTATTCTTGATGCCTAGGTCTGCGGCAGCTTTCGCCAGTAACTTTTCGTCCTTGCCTCGGCCTAAGTAGTCTTTGCCTAAGCGATCCAGCATGTAGTTTGGACGATGCTCGTCAAGGAGTGGTGCTTGGAATGAGACGTCATGGATTGGTCCACGGATTGGGATACCCTCCACCTGGAGCCAGCCAACGTCATACTGTGCGTGGAAGAAGATCTTGGGCTGGAGCTCATCTTTAGTGAGCTGCTGCTTGAGCCATCCTTTCACCTTTGCAGGATCAAGGTTTCCTTCGGTATGACTGATTGGTAGATATTCGTGGAAGTTGTCGGCGTTTACCGCAATGCCTATGATCTTACCACCGTTCTGCCCGTCGCGACCGTAGGCCCATCCTGAACCGCGAGTCTTAAGAAGCGGATCGTGATTTTCAGTATCTAGAGTAATAGGTCCATGTAACTCGGGTAAGTCCGAGAACATATCCAGCATGGTAGTATTCTTTCGCTTGCTGCGACTACCCCGAGGTTTAACGGGGCTGTCCAGTAACGCCTGTATAACAAGCTGGTTCTCATTGGACAAGGGCTTTACCCTACAGTGAGACTTCCTGCTGCCAGAATGAGCAGCTTAATATGATGCTTAGCTTGCTCCAGTTCAGCTACAGTTCGCCAAGTGCAAAGGATAGTGATAGCCTCTATCTCATTGACGTTTGTGATCTGGTTTTCTTCAAAGAAGAGATTAAGACAGGACTGTGGGGTATGACCAGTTGCGCGATAGTCATATTGATAGTAGCACTCAATCAACTTGTCAGTGTAGTGCATCCCCTTCTGAAGATCCTCCACACCGTTCTTATCCCGCCAGCGAGAAACATACTTAGAACCACAGCCCTCAAGATAGCCGATACGGTTTTCGGCAATCAAGTCCCAGTGCTGATACTTCGCTTTCTTATAGTGAGTTCCACCGTGCTGGATGTCATTAGCTTTCACCACTTGAAATCTCCCCGCTCGAGCTTATCCATCTCGGTACGAATCTCTGCACGAAGATCCATCATACCCATGAGCAGCTCAGTGTCCATTTTCGTAAAGGCAACCTTATGATTATCAAACGTCTGCGTCATTTTATTGTATGAGCGTTCCATGTAGATCATGGCATAGGTGTTTCCGAGGCGTCGTTCACGCGCCATGCTGATACAGAATTCAGCGCGATCAAAGAATTCAATGACTGCCCATTCACTTTCAGTGGTCGTCTTATAGTCATCGCATAAATGCTCAGGCAGCGTGTCCATGATATGCTGCTTCTCAAGCCTATCCATCTCATCCCCAAGGACGGGATTGGCCCACTTAGTCGGCCCCGGCATATCACCAGTGGCTCGCTCTCCACAGTCGTGGATAATAGCCATCTTGATAATATGCTCTGGGACATTAGGCCAAGCACAGATGAGGAGCATGGTCAGACCCCATGTATGCTCAGCATCATTCTCCGCACGGATGTTCTCCATCGTGTGCTTGCGAACAACCTGTCCATTTCGCCATGCTTCAATGTAGCTCAATCTGGTCTCTCCGCTTCTACTATGGTAATCTTATTCCGGCTATAATTCTCAAGTCTTCGCTGAAACCATGCTTCGCAATTTAGTCCTAGAGCATCAGATCTGCAATGTTCTAGAGCCGCTAAAGCAAACTCAATCCTCAGCTCAAACTCAATATCAAGACCAGTAAGCATCTTATACTTATAGACTCGATACGCTTCACATATCGGTTTCGCAACCGTAGTCAGCCAACTTGGGTCAGCAAGGACATCATCTGTGATCTTGTTGTAGTTGACGAAATTCCTATACGGTTCTATTTCAAGAGGGATTCCGAACTCGCTCAGACTAAGATCTTCCTCTGGAGATTTCGGCCCCTTTTCAATCTCCAGCATATGTTCCCAGCAGTGCTTGGAAGCGGGATTCTCAAGATACAAGTGCATATTCTTGGAGATCTGATAGTAGGTCCCAAGTCCTAGCCCTGTATGAAGCGCGATAAATTCATGCAGGAAAGAGAAATGGTAGAGATTGCTACCCATCGCACCATAGATAAGATCATTGCTACGGTTGGTGACTGTCATGTCAAGGTAGTAGCCACTGGGATGAATCGTCGTAGGTCGTGTATCAAACAAGACCTGTTGATTACAAGCGAAATCTAGACCTTCATCCTTGAATAATTCCTTGGGATCCCACATCTGTAAGACAATGCGACGATCTTCAGGATTCTTCTTCAGTTTCTCTACAACCTTGAGAATCTGGTCGCCCCATCGCTTTCGCCAACGATATCCGTAAGGTGCTGCGAATGTCACTCCATCATCGGAGTACTGCTTCATCCCAGAATTATAGAGCTCTAGTGGTGCGACAGTATTCAAACCTGCCAGCATCCACAGAGTCTCAAACATATGAAAGAAAGGATTAGCGTCCCGAATAGGATTGTCCAGGATTCGGCGCCGAGGGTTTGAGTATTGAAGAGCTACTGGCTCAGGGAAGCGAATGACCGGGCCGTTCCTACTGGTAGTCGTGATGCCATTTTCTCTCAGCACTCGCATCACACGGCCGAGTCCCTCATTCGGGCAATCAATGTCGAATTCGTACATGAATCACCTCATATTGTAGGTGGGATTCCGCGTGCCTCTCTGGTAGGCTTGCTTCCACTGGACACGGACATCAGTTCTTTTACCAGCGAACCCACCACTTCCCGTCTTTGGCTCCTTCTCAACAACCTTAACCGAAAGAGGATGTAGTTCCGCGAGGCGATGCGACGCGGCGGCCTGAGTCTCTTTTGTACGGTAATGAGTAAAACCTCCGGGAGCGCCACTCCCCTTACACTGATCCCAAGCCGCGTCCGTAAGAACAATGTTCTTCTCCCCAACTTCAAAGAGACTGAGGACAACGTGGTAGTCTTCCATCATGTCAACGGCATCATAGCGAATACCATAGTGACGGAGTGCTTCAGGGTTCACGCAATGAACAGCGTTCATTCGCTGGATAGTCTGATGCTTGTCGGGGTAGCACCAGTTATTTCCTTGTCGTGGTGAGAGTCCAGCGTGGACATAACTCATGTTGGAGAAATTCGGCTGAACCATCTCATCTAGCCAGTCCATAATTCGTTCAACGTCGGCTCCCGCCGGACGGAGATTATGGGCTCGAGGGTCTTTCCTAACAAAGAATGCTAGATCATCGTCAAGCATAATCACGGGCTGACCCGGCGTAGCAAGCTCATCGACTATCCATTGGCGTACCCCGCTAAGGGGGCCAGCGGGGCGGGCTACCACGTTTCGAGAACGCTCGAGATGGCTCGAGACCTCATCCGCCGGTACCACTAAGCGGGTAGCCGCTTGCAGCCTAGGAGTGAGATTGTCCCATGTAAATTGAGCATTTACCCTGTCACGAGTAGGAATGAATATTTGCATGGAACAATCTCTCCCAGTTAAAGTTTATTCTTCCGGATCTTCGTTGGGCTCTTCAGCGACTTCGTTGTTCGGCTCCACCGGAGGCTCATCCTCGGGCGGCTGCTCTTCAGCGGGCTGCTCCTCGGGCTGCGGCTCTTCGGCTACGGGTTCAACCGGAGCGTCAACGACCTCATTTTCTTCTTGCATGACTTACCCTTTCTATGGTTTTACTGAGGAACCCCAGTCTTATAACCCTAGCAGGTAATTTCTCAAAACGCTAATTCAAAATAACTCAGACCGTGTACGGTTTTGCCTTTCGCCAATCGTAACCAGAGCGTGGACGTCCTTCACCATTCTTGACTCGGAGATATTTGTCTAGTTCACAAAGGCTGAACTGAACATCTGTAACGCCGTAATCAACGCCTGGAGTCGGCATGTATGGTCGGAGGTGACCTCCTGTGCTGAGCAGCCCGAGAAGGTCTATCATCTCAGCTACAGCCTTCGGTTGAGACAAAGGCGCTTGCAACGGGCGATCATGCAGACGGTTCAAGCCACGAATCGCCCCAGGACCTGCGGGACTCCATGTTAGCTTATCGGTTGCATTTTCCAGGAGAGGAGTCAACATCATATCCAGCGCAATCTCCTTGGACATGAACGGGCCGATCCCCGGCTGCTGCTGAAGAAACTCTGCGACATCTTGCCAGCGATTACGCTGACAGAGCTCTACCACGCGGGCGGCGCGAAACCTAAGTGGTGTGAGGAACTGACAAACTACGACATTTTGCTTGGGGTCGGTGCTTCCAGCATTCGTAATAATGTAGGCTCCAGTGAATACCTTCTCACCCCGGCTGAGTCTATCATTCGCTGTCTGCAAAAGAAACTCGGGATTCCAACTCTGCTGAAAACCGACAGCAGAACAGAATTCAATGCTGCCAAAGTATCTGGCGAGAGCGCAGTTAATAACGAGCATTTCCAGATCAGCATCGCGGTTAGGATCGTACCAATTCTTCTTCAGCCAGCGGGTAGTGCGATCATCGGAACGTCGTATGTTTGTGAACTTGTAGCGACCTAAGATTGGGTCAAGTGTCCAGGGACCTGGAGATCCTTCCTCGCGCATCTGGCGAATTTTCTCGCGTTCATTAAGGTAGAATACGAAAGTCTCAAAATTCTCTTGGTTCACAGCGAGTCTCCAACGAAAGAGAGGCGAGTGCCAAAGACACCCGCCTCCCAGTCCCACCCACGGAAGGTGTATTAGGCCTCGGGCGCTTCCTCGGACTCAGCAGCCGCAGCAGCAGCCGCTTCCGCTTCGTTGAGTTTCGCGAGACCAGCGTTGGTGAGATAGACGTAGACCGAAGACTCGCCTTCCTCGTTGCCCGGAACAGACTCGGTACGAACGAGCCCTTCCTTCTCCAGAGAAGCAAGCTGCTTCTCAATGGTCTTGGTCTTCTTGCCCGTCTCCGTGACGAAGTCCTGGACCGTGATCTGGCTGTTATCCAGATCGCCGGCATCCTGGACCTCACCGCGAGTGCGAATGAAGTTGAGCGCGTCGATCTCAGCCTGTTGGGCCTTGGTCAACTTCTTCGGCGCCTTGGGCTTCGGTTCCGGTGCCGCGATCGAGGCGTATTCGTGACCGCCATTCTCGTTGGCGAGATGGCCGTAGCGATTGACCGCATCGCGGACATATGCCTTGATGTACGATGCACCGTAGCCCTGCGACTTCTTGGGCTGGAAATTCTCGAGCAGGTGCTTTTCCAAGTCCTGGTACGAGACGCCCTCGCCTTTGTCAAGATCGCGCACAGCCTGACGGATTGCATCCACCACGGTTCCTTCACGAACCGCTGTCGGCCCCATGAACAGGGGCTTTTCGGTGTCAAGTTTCGTTGCCATTCTAAACTCCTTCTAGCGCCTGTATTAGAACGCTTTCTCTTCTCCGGCCTCAGCGTCGGCATCCGGCTCTTCAACCGCTGCCTTCACTTCACCCGCCTTGATCCGCTCGCGCAGTTGCTTGGCGGTACGAAAGATCTCTCGGCCGTTCTCGAGATCCATCACCTTCGGTCCCTCGTTGATAAGGAAACCGTACCACGAACCTTGGTCGTTAGACTCAGGTACCGTGGTAATTTCGTAGGAGTAGAAGTAAATGGCGGGGCGAATTAGCTGACCGTCCTTCCGCTCCATACGATTGCCAATAGTGGAAACCCATCCGCGACCCTTGCGGGCTTGGGAAGCTGCGAAGTTGAGAACCGCAACCTCGAATTCAAAGGTTTCCTTATTGACCAGCATGATGAAGAACTGAAGGGCGTCCGTGAGTTGGTTGCCCTCATCATCAAACCGCTTGCCCTTGTCCTTGCCCTCAGCGACTGGTTGAGTCGCATTGAACTTGGAGGGGTCGTCGCCCATGTCGTAGGCTGGACCGGCATTATTCGGCAGCCACGCCATGTAACGATGATTGAAGCTCACAGGAACAGCGAGGAAACCAGCCTCACCATTGATGAGCTTCCTGGTCGCCGAGTTGACGAACATGCCCTGCTCGGCACCCTTGAGGAATTTCGCATGATTTTTCTGGAGCTCCTTTGAGAGCGCCTGGATAATGCGAACATATGGGATGAGATAATCGGTTTGCGAAAAATCCTGCAAGCCCTCACCCGCATCAGCGAAAAAGTCTTCCTCTTCCGTTTCTGCGAGATCTGTGGATTCCTGAGGTTTTGTCGCTAGATCTGTGCCGCCAGCCTCGGGCTTGGGATCTACCGGTTTCTCAGCTTCCGTTTTCTTTTCCGCCATTAGACTCTCCTCTATCAACTGGTTTACCACCAGACATATCACTATAAGCTAGTTTGCTCACAACGCAAGTGATATTTTGCTCGGACTACTTTATTACCGCCCGATCTCCGAAGTAGACACCCCATTGAGCAAGAGGGAGTATCTTGCCGTTTTGAATCTGCTCGCGCGCAAACGCCATAAAGGTCTGAGGGTGAATGTCTAACTTGATAGTGGGGCTGAATCCCATTTCGCGAAGCGCCGCCGCAGCCTGTTCGGCTTGAGAAGTATCACCCTTCTGGAATTGAAGAGCAAGGTTCCGCTTGATGATATCGGCGTGACCATTGTCGTCCAGCCATTCGTAGGCAGATTCCTTGGACTCCGCCGGGATAGAACCGACAACAAACTTAACGCTGACCTTCAGCCCTTCCAGCGTTGTGATTTCTTTGACACCAGCCTGATGCAACAGCTCCGGGAGCTGCTTGGTCTCAATATCAATCTTGCGGCGACCGAGCTCCTTCATCTGGGTTTGGAGATCTTCAATGGTGTTGTCAATGTTCCTAACCTCGCGGGCTAGGTTAGTGATCGCACCTTTGAATTTGTCGGCACCCTGAGAAGTGTCTTCCTGTTCAAAGAAGTCTACGTCGTCGTCAGCCATAATCTGCTTCCTTTTCTAAACAAACTTCAACAGGAGAATAGAACCCGGTAACAGGTTGCCCATGCCTTATATTACGATTTTTCTCAAAACGCAAAAACCGAAACTTGTTTATGCCTAGATCAATGAGCACCATTCCAGTGATGATCGCTGATAGAGGATCCCCTCCAGCCCAGACTATGAAGTCTTCGTTAGGCCGGAAGTCTTTGAGCGCACGACGCAGTTTCTCAAAAGACAGCTCGGGATTCGCGCAAGTGCGATCACCTGCTGAGAGGACAAAGCAGATCTCGCCATACACGCCCGCCGCGCTGACGTCGGCCTGGAAGCGGGTGGCTTGCAGGACAAAGACTTTATTCGTCATCAGCAAAAAGATCCCTTATGTCTATTAGGTTCTCAGCGATAGCCTTCTTATCTTTGAGTACCTTATCTATTCGGTCATCCACAGTCTTAGGTGCGATAAGATAATGGTAGTTCACAACCTTATGCTGCCCGATGCGATGGACTCGGTCATTAGCCTGGAGTTCATTCTCTAGGGAGAAGTCTCTCGCATACCAGATGACCTCGGAAGCGACAGTAAGATTGAGACCGAAGAAAGCAGCCTTTGAACCGATGAAGACCTTAACGTCTGGGTCGTCCCGGAAGCGCCTGATGCTTTCAGCCTTATCCTTAGTTCGGCCGACATAATCCACCCATCCAATCTTCGCTGCGGTGAGCGCCCTTGTGAGAAGATTCCAATCACCTTCGAATTTGATGTAGACGATGACCTTACTCTGGGATTCACGGATAATATCTAAGGTACGTTCCACACGGTTGTTATCAAATTCTTGGTAGATTTCGGGCTCAACAATTTTCCCAGTATCTGGATCCTTCTTTGGGCGCTTCCAAATGAATCCGCCGATTAGCTGTTGGAAACGTATCAAGCGAGTGATTGCCATACGAGCTGTGAGGATTCCAGCTTCCAAGTCAAGGAAGAAGTCCTTCTTCATCTTGGCATACATATCTTTCTGCTCTTGGGTGAGCAAGACTTCCTGCCTAATATAATTTCGCTCAGGCAAATCCAAGCAATCCTCTTTCAGCACGCGGTAGGTGTAGGAATCAATCTTACGCTTGAGTTCGTCTTCGTTGATGTAGCCGGTGATCTTGTTAAATTTCTTCCTATTCTTCCCAGAACCTACTTCAATCAAGGTAAGCTGGCAGAAATGATTCCGGAAAGCATAGAAGCTATTGTAGCCGAGGATATGCTTATCCAAGAAGTAGAACTGAGAATAGATATCTTCCACTCCCTGTGAGATCGGGGTGCCCGTCAGAATGCGCCGATATTTCGCTAACTTACCCAGCTCGCACAGAGTCTTAGTGCGCTTAGAATTAGGATCTTTAATTCGGCTACTCTCATCTACCACGAGCATCGCGTTGCAACTGAGCAGAAGTTCCTGTAAGAGTTTCTTACCGCTCGTATGACTCATCATGTCAATATGAATAGCGATGATCCTAAGACCATCCTTGAATTCCTTAGCCTTACGAAACTGCCTAGCCTCATCTAGAGTTGGTGACGCTACTGTGTACCCGCCCGCGTAAGGGATAGACTCAAGAAAGTGCTCGGGCACCTGCTCATTAATCCACTGAGCGTGTACTCCGTTCGGCGCTACAATAATGAGAGTGTCTATCCGTCCTGCCTCACCGCCGTTGAGATAGATATCCGCAGCATCATCAAGTAGAGTTTTGGTCTTTCCAGTTCCCTGCTCCATGAAGTAACCGAAGGCGACTTTACCTCTGGCGAGTGAAAATGCTTTAAGCTGATGCTGGTATGGAACAGTCCTGAAAGGGAATTCAACACTTTCTGGCTCAAGCCAACGAGCATCCCTAGTGTTCTTCTCGGCGAGACGCATCGCCCGGAATTGCTCCACTAGGTTGGCCGCTGGCCCGCGCCAAGTGATGCCCTCCAAACGTATGTCTAGATACTCTAGGTTGCTCCTCGAGAGCTCTATGAAGGGTTTGCCCTGTACATACCGCTTGCGGCCCGGGAGCTCTGCAAGAACGTTAAAGACGTGCGGAGGTATGCGGTCATTAATCCACGCCTTCTTATCGTCGGAGTCTATCGTGATTTGTATATTCACGGTTAAGTCTTTCTAAGCGGCAGCTATGTTCTCAAGAGTCCATGTCTGGCTGTGAGTATTATAAGAGTCAAAAGAAATTGTTCTCCCTTCAGTGATCGTACAATAAAATGTCATTTTCTGTAGGTATTTCGTATCCTCAACATCAAGACAAGCAAGAAATTCTTTCCCGGCACCCCGCCAATAATTGAATTCCCAAGCAAAGTCCATCATCTCAGCTTTACTTAAGAAATCCATCTGCACCGAGGCACCGGGGATAGGCGGAATATAATCTAGCACTAACGTCCCACGATCGGTGCGCTCATGGCGCGAAAGATCTAAGAAGTTAACTTGCGATCCATACTGCCAGCCGTAGGTCGGCTTCCATTTAAGACCGACAAACAACCGCCCAAAGAATGGAAGGACACCACCTGTGTTCGTTGGAGTAATACGAATATAGCGATAGGTCAATACTGTAGGGGAAACGAACAGCGTCAGATTACGCCTGAGCATATGCTTCTGGTTTTGGACTGTCTGTCCAGCGACTGTATGAGCTAAAGCCAGAGTTCCAGCCGCCTGGAGAGTTACCCAAACAGAATTATTCGTGCTGCCTTCCACGAGTATTGTGGCGTCATGCGCTAGATTCGTATGGATCAATGAGATCACATCCCAGCTCTTCGCAGCACCTAAGTCCCACGTGATTACCGGGGCAACCTGAGTAGCTAGCATCACCTGCGTAGGATCGTAAGTGAGAAGATTACTCGCAGGGTATGATGCGTTTGCGTGTGCGCTCGCAGGTACAGTGGTCACCTTGTCATAGTCAGGGTGCTGTTCTATTGGGGCGACGAAGAAAATGCTCACGTCTTATCCTCCTAGAAGAGCGTACAGGCGGTCGCTCATCTGCTGATCAGTAAGCGTTCCAGCCTTCACTCCCAGAAACTTTATGATAACGTTCCCGATTGCCACATCAACTCTCATTCTGTTGAGACCTGTGACATCAGTTTGAATATTTGCTGTCGGTGCGCTAAGGACAGTCATCCCATTGCATCGGACACCGAACTGAAGTGTCTTCGTGGCTTGAACATAAGAGTAAATGAACGAGAATTTGTCCATTGAATTGATGGTTATCCCAGGAAGATAACCGATTGCTTGACCACCACTAGCACCTATCACACGGATCTGATTAGTAGTGTTGAGTATCTGAACATAGAACTGCTGAGTAGAAAGCGCAGTGCTTATGAGATGGGCAAACCTACGATCGGTAAGGTTCCCTGAATTCTGGATCAGACCCTCAACATAAAAGTCCTCAGTGAGATTTGCTGCTGCGGCCTTCACATCCATGTGCATAGTACTCGTACTCAACGTGATCGCTGCTGAGGTAGTGCGGATGACTGGACCACCATCAGGATAATTACCATTAAGAAGCTGACCCTGCCATGCGTAGATTGTTTGAGCCGAAGAAGCTTGTTGACCTGCGATATTGCTGTGATTACCGACCCCGAACCACCAAGCGAAAGTTGAACCAGTAATAACTTTAGTGAATCTCTGCCACTCTGTAGTGAGAGTGACAAATACCCCAGTATTAACTACCGTACCTGCGTTCTCCTGATCTAGAACATAGACTTTTTCTCCACCAACTTCACCTCGCAACCAGATAGAATAAGTATAAGGAACCGCAGTAAGAGTACCGGGAGACTGAGCGAAGAAACAATGCTGGCCGACACTTGTAGCACCCATTACAATCTTATCAGCAGTTGTAGTCCCGTCGGGAGCTACCGCTTGATCAGCAGTTATAGTGATAGAAGGCCCAGAAGTGTAGGTATTCCACGGAGACGTGCCTATCGCTTGACTATAGAGTAATGAATTCGTCAGAGCACTGTACGGATGATAACCCAAGCCATTAATCGCTGGGATATTAGCAGCGAAATAATCTACCCCTCCATCACGATCTCTAGCACCCTGCTCATTCGTGCGAGTGAATAAGTATCCAGAAAGAGAACTGATCGTACCAGTGACTGCACCAGCCTTCCAGTATTCTTGGTTGACGAAGTCCAAAGCGAAAATATGCTGGTCGAAAGCCAGACCCTTCGGGCCGAATAGAACCAGTTCATCAAACAAGAGGCCAGCATCTCTGCGACGTTTCTTGATAATGAAGTCTGCACCAGAATTAAATCCGTAGCGGGGATAGAATAGCGTTATAGTCTGGCCTACTTCAAGAGTGGGGTAGTTTCCGCGAGTGATCAAACAAGCCCATGACCAGCGATCAAATTTTCGGAGAGCTAGAACCTGTCCGCCAAATGCGGTCGCGTCTGCTTCATCACGAAACATAGTGAGATAGTCAAGCTCAACCGCAAGAGGATGGCGAGCAAGCACCTGCGTATCTTCAATAGGAGCAGTCGTCCTGTACTCTTTCATAGCGAAAGAAATGCGATTGATGTCGGCTCCAGCCACTATTCTACCTCAGGCTCTACAGGAACATCACCCACCTGATCAGGCGATGGTTCTGGTGGCGGGATAAACGGTGCAGTCTTCCCGACGTCCTTGAAGTCTAATGGGGGCGGCGGTAAATAAACATCCTTCGGCATAGGATCCTCCTCAGGCAGCGGCCAGCTTCCCCCTTCTGGCGGAGCAGCTCCTGCTTCACGCATGAGTGCTTGGTAGATACCCTCACCTCTGACACCGTCGTCATCCGCGAAATTGTTGAGCTTCTGGTAGGAAGCACAGGAAGCAACTGAAGCACCGAGCTCTAAATCTTCTTGAGTGAGTTCACTCATACGCGCATAGATAACTTCAGCAGTCTCCGCAACTCCGTAGGTGAGCGACATTTGAGGGGCCAGAAATCCTATTACCCACTCGCGAACATCTGGAGTGAAGGCAAGCGGGTTGTCCATTAGATAATGATAAATCAAGTCCGCGGCATCCTTTGGATTTGCGATAAACTGGATCGCCATTACCTTTTCTCCGCAAAACGATTTACCACAGTTTAGGCCAGAATTAATCCTGAGACAAGTTACTTTATTCTTACAAAGAGATTTTAGGATACTCTCGTACCTGTTCCGCAAGTTTGATCTGATCTCTTATATTAGCATTCGCTTTGACCATATCAGAAATATTGAGAAGCGGCTGTTCCTGAGGTTCTTCCCCTTCCCCCATAGGAACCATTACCTTTAGATAGGGTTCCTCCCCAAGGATAATCCTCGCCACATCTGTAGCAATAGCATCAACTCCATGCTCAATTGCGAATAAAGCAGGAACAGAATAGGTAAAGGCAGATCCAATGTGCTGGTTTCGAGCAGAGAGTTTGGAGGAGCCATCGTCTTCAATCAATCTGGCAAAAGCATGAAAGCTGACACCTTCACCATTCGATAACCAGTGAGTCTCCACTCGTAATGCTATGAGATTTCCATCATCTAGCTCAAAGGTTTCCTCACCAGGATAAAGTCCTGGTGCCACAGAATCATGGTTTCCGAGAATTAATCCATTCTCATTATCTCTTGTTGTTTTAGTCAATAGGAGCTCATCCCGAGCAGGGATCTTCCGATTAACTTTGGAGTATCTTGGCATTGTCTGTTCCTAGGGCTTTGGATTCTCTATCGGGTTATGTGTGAAGATAGAACGTCCTGGGATATCTCCCGCAGCATAGCATAATCCACCTAAGTGAATAAAGGCTACAGGTCTAGGTCCAATCCAAATAGCGTCATGCTTTTCCCACGCCAGTTCTGTCACATAAACTGGAAGTTCTTGTCCTTTAAGATCACCGGGGTAGACGGATGAACCATCAGAAAGAGTTAGAGGAGTTGATGCAGAACAGCGAAGAGTACTTCCACTAGTACGACTCACTAACTGGAAAGACTCCTCCATCTTTATCTCGTTTCCTAAGACGGGAGCCCATTCAGTAAACTTTCGGTCTGCAGAGAGTACCCTGATATAGTCTCCCTCCACAATTTCCTTAGCCTGT